ATAATTAGTAAAGAATCCATTTTCCGACAACACAGCAGGCATGGCTACACCGGTAAGCATTTGAAACCTTGCCTCTTTGTCTAAGTCATTGTCTGTATAATCAGCCCTATGCACCCAGCCTGGTGTAGCAGTTTTAACTTGCTCACCGATGCACGTCGCAAGAAGATCCGACTTAGTTTGTCCTGGCGATGTAAATATTTCCCAACCTCTGGCAGTAGGTGAGGCAGCATTGCCATGAATGGAAACAAGGATAGAGTGTTTAGCCACAGATGCGTAGGATGTGGCAAGTTGGCAGCGTTTATTCAATGTTGTGTCATTGATAGGCTCATATATCTTTTTTACTTGGAATCCATAATCAATAAGATACTGCTCCAAATAATTAGCTAATGAGCGATTAAATACTCCTTCGAAAAACCATCCATAGGAATGAAATTTGCCTGTGCGATGTTGGCAGCACTTAGAAGGATAGGTAACGTATTTCTCTGGGCCTGTTCCGTTTCTCATGCCACCGTGCCCGGCATCAAGGCATATTAAAAAATCATTTGCTTTCATATTTTATATTTTTAAGGGGATAAGAAATTAATCCTATCCCCTTGGCACTAAGGTAGCGATTCTCTGCGCCTATAACTTAAACCCGATCAGTGCAAAAGCTGCGCCTACGATTGATAATTTTGGAGGAAGTTTTACCTCTATCTCTTTACCTGCACATTCGCGTGATGTCTCCTTAATTTTGTCCCAAATAATTTGAGCCAGTTGGATATATTCGCGCCATGTGAATTTAACCTTCTTTCCATCTTGGCTAATAAAGACTGAAATCTCTTGAGATAGCTCCGCAAAATTGAAAGCGTAACAACTAATGTCGCCCAAAGGTGACTTTATTGTGTCTGCGCTTTTTAAAACCTCTTTTAAATTAGTCTGCATAATATTATTTTTTAATGAATTTTAAAATAGCCGTTCCAATGTTTACTCCAGTTATTGACTTTATATTTTCAGAAATACTGTAAAGTTCTGTAAATGATATTAGAAAGCTAACACTATAAACAATCTGCGAAGGTAGCCCAAAAGTTATACTTGCTCCATGAAATATCATTATACCACAGAAATAAGTCAGTATCTTTTGCGATGTTCGATATAACCCTTTGCTTGTTATGGTCTCTTTTCTTTTTTTAGCCGCAAGGATTCCAGTAAATGTGTCAGAAAAAACAACAAATATTACAAACAACAAGAATCCCTTAATAGGTATAAAGAACGAGGCAATAAAGCCGCAGCAGAGGGAGAAGGCGATGAACTCGTAGCCTTGGTAAAAAAGTTTTAGTATTATTGATTTCATGTTATAAGTTTAAGACGATCAAATAAAAACTTCCAGATGCTGGATTAGCTGAAGATGATGAATAATTATTAAATCTAACCGTAACTGTATTTGTAGAAGAAACCCATGCACTATATGATGTGTTTGCTACAACAGAAGCATTTGGAACTCCCAATAAAACAGGACTGCCTGCAACTGCACCTGTAACTGTTGATGTAAGATCGCTTGATGATTGTGCGCTTGTATTTGGAAAATCCATTATAGCAATAGTTTTATAACTATCTAAACCTAAAAAACCTGCAGAAAATTTAATTCCATCACTGACTCCTATTTCACCAATCGCATTACTACTATTTACACCAATAACATGAGTTAATGAGGAAGTTGTTGCCATTGTACCAATAGTTGCCCCTCCTGTTAATGCGCTTAAGCCTGTAACATTTAAATCACTACTTGCATTTAAAACACCATTAAATGTTTTAGCGCCTCCAAATGTTTGAGTAGTTGCAGTTACTACACCTGTTGTAGATACTGCAGCGTTAGCTATTGTAATATTAGGAGTTGTTCCTCCGGATGAAGATATAGGCAAAGTACCTGTAACACTTGTAACTGTGCCTGTACCCGTTCCTGCTCCGATTGCCGTTCTAAAACTTGCAGCATCTAAAGCAGTAACCGTATTATCAGCGTTAAACCTTGGAAATGTTACAGCAGAAGGATTGGTTAAAGTAAACATACTTTGTCCAATCGTTGTACCTCCTAAATCACTTCGCATACCATCTGCTGCTCTTTGATCTACAGTATTATCTGCATTATATCTTAAAAATGATATTGCTCCAATGTCTGTCAATAAAAAGGTATTAGCACCTCGCACTGTTGCGCCTAACGCAGTCCTTGCCGCAGATGCAGATGTTGAACCTGTACCACCGTTTGTTAATGCTAATGTGCCACCCAAAGTAATTGCTCCAGATGTGGCAGTTGAAGGAGTTAAACCTGTTGATCCTGCGGAAAAGGTTGTCACACCTGTTGACGATGTTAAATAGGTTGAATTATCATAAGTTATGGTTGTTCCGCTTGCTTTTACAAATCCAGTACCATTTAACTTTGCTTGATACGTCGAAGCCGCAACGCCCGTTTGCAAATAATTTGTAAGCATCGAAGCCGTATCGCTAACTAAAAGTGCAGCAGTTGTATCGCGCCATAATCCACCAGAATAATATAAACTTGATTTTTCAACTGGTGAGGTAATTGCCACGTTGTGCAATTCGTTTAAACTATAACCCGATGCCACACGAATTGAAATTGTACCATTGTTTGAAGATGAATTTATACAAAAGCCAATAGGCATATCAATGTTAGGAGCAACAGGCTCGACGTCAGTCCAAACACCTGCCGTAGTTGGCGAAGGGTAAAGGATTGCACCAGCCGCAAATGTATCAGTGTTAACTTGTCTTATTTTGCCAAAGGATATAACATATCCATCTTCCCCGTTGCTTAAATCATGAGCAGTTATTCCTAATAAATACTTTGCATCAATAGTGCCATTTGCAATAAATTTTGATACAGATATTCTGCCACTTGCGCCAACTGTTCCCGATGCGTAAACAAGGCTATTTTTTGTAATGGTTGAGCCTGTTTGATTCTTGACAAGCCAAAAGTTTTTAAATCCTATTTCATTGGGAACTTTGTCGTACATTCCTAAAACAACCGTACCTAACTCATAATCCCATCGCATCTTAGCAGTGTCCACATTGTTTGGAGATACACTTGTTTTAAAAAATAATGAGTCAACAGGCTGTGAAAAATTGTTGTTTACAATGACTGTGTCTGCATTATTAAATTGCCATCCTCCTTTAGTCTTTATATAGCTAAATAAGACGTTGTTAACTGTGTCAAATAGATGGTAGGCATTATTTAAAGTAGAAGGTTTTAAAGCCGTTGTATCGTTTGACCTTCCCCTAAAAACAAGACCATCTCCCGTAGTCTGATAACCAAGTCTCTGTTTGTTCCCCGTTGCTGGATACTGGGCAAAGGCAAAGGTGCAGGAGAGGAGGAGGAGAAAGGATAGTGTTTCTCTCTTTTTTGGAATCTTAATTTTGTTTATCATTTTACCTATGTATTTTCTTCCTAAACCAAGAGCCAGCTCTTGCACTAAAACACCTGCAACGCGCCCAATCGCTTTTAAAAACTTTCTTTCTTTCTTAGGTGTAGGTATTTGTTCCATTAGTTTATATTTATTGCAAATACAATGTAATTACTTCCATCGTAATGTGTGTTAGAATCTATGGTAATAGTAGCAGGTAGTGTGATAGAATATTGACTATCGACTAATTTCTGACCATTCTGATAAACGTGAATAGCTGCTAATAAATTAGTTGTCGGCAACTTGCCGCTATTTTGTGTCCAGGTTAATATAGCAGATGTTGTATCAAGAAATTCTTGATTAAAGATAGAAACGGCAGAGCCATTTACTGTAACATTATTTATTGTTTCTGTAACATTGTTGTTTACCACTCCGCCACTTCCTGCGTTATTAGCAACTTCTGCAAAGTCGCGAGGTTTCGATAAAACTGTTCTTTCTGTATAATTAGGCATCAAGTTCTATTTTAAAGTAATCACCTTGCCAAATCTCTGTTTTTAAATCAAAACTACCTCTTTCAAAAACGTAATATCCAGAAGAATATTCTATGACCTTGTGAGGAAGGTAAGGATTGTCAACTGATAAATTTTGGAATGGCATATCAACCATGCGTAGCTTTGGTGTAAGTTGTCCGCGTATAATTTCATTAACTAATAATTGACTAACATTTTTAGCAGTACCAGTGTTACCTATTTTCCATGCACTTGATGGTACATAAATACTTGAGGCATTTAATATTCTAAGTCCTCCGGTAGTAGTGGCAGAAGGCCCATCTCCAAGGTAGGTATCAAGATTGCAGACAACAGATGATTTATCATCATTATCACTTGCAAATTCTTTTAAATCTGATTGACCTTGTATAGTACCATCTGGTAGAAATTCTAAATAATTATTAGTCAAATAATATTCAATGGCATAATCTGCTTTTATATCTGTGCCACTTTCATCCCTAACTTCTTTAAGACGCATCTCCCAAACATATTCTCCTGTTTCTGGAATAGCTAAAGTGTCAAATGAAATAGTTTTGTTATTAATTTCAGTGCCATCTAAATTTATAATGTCTGTTACAAATTCCCATTCATAAAAGCTACTTTCCCAACTTGCAGCACCTAATTGGTAATTAAAACCATTAGTAAAAGTAACTGGTCTTTTTAGATATTTATTTTCTTTCTTAACTTGCAAATTATCAATAACACCAGTAAATTTTAAAGCTGATATAGAATCTAATTTAAAAGCATCTGTATTTGTTGTATAAATTTTATACTCGTAATCCCCTTCAGTAGTTATAGTTTTAGTAACTCCACCAATGCGTAATCTTAATTCACCTTGCTGCAAAGTTCCTACTTTTATAGTAACGTAATAATATCTATTAGAAACAACCGCGCTGCCTGTCCATTCAACTACTCCTGTAACTGTAGTAGCAAATAAACTACCATTTAATATACTCCATCCACTTCCAAGTGTCCAGGTCTGTAATATATTAAAACCCATTAATGGTATGTAATCAATAATAGATGCAACTTTTACAGCATATACAAATATATGAGGCACAAAACCTCCTCCAGTTGACCAAATAGACCTTTGATATAACATTCCTGTATAGCTAAGTTTAGCTTCATTGTTTGTACTATCTAATGTATCTGTTCTAACTATAACAGGATCTGTATTTGTAATGTAGTTATAAACCACACCAGGCATTAAATTCTTTTTAGCATTATGATTATAACGTACTAAAGCATTTTTTAAAGCCGAGTAATAAGTCCATTTGCCACCACTTAATCTCATTAAATCACTACTTCCTAAATTACCTTGTACGTTAGATAAAGTAAAGTCATCAGTAAAAGTGCCAGATGTTTGTACACCTAAAGCACTATATTTAAAATAACGTAATGATGCAGGATTATTTGCATACTGGTTAATCTGTATAAACCAGTATTGACTACCGCTAAATATAATTCTTGCTCCAAGTGCTTGACATATCTTTTTAATTACATCATAGCAACTTTGATAAGTATAATTTTTCTTAGTATCAATGTGATAAAAAGCCCTGTGTTGTATTGCAGTTTTTAAAGCAAAATCATTATTTGCACTATATGTTAATGTGCTTTCATGCCAGTTAAAAACAGTATGAAGGACTGGTAAGCTATTTGCCACCAGTTCACTTTGAACAAAATCTAATTGATTTAAACAGTTTAAAATATGTTGTACTACTGTGTCCTGTCCATTGTAAGGCCCTACTGCACTTTTGTAATCCAATGTTTTTAACCAGCCTAAACCATCAATAGCAGATATTTGCGCTTGATAACCTATAACTAATGGTATGTCCTCAAACTCTACTAAATCTGTCACTATATATCCATACCATTTAAATGATACAGTTGTGTTATCATCCTCGTAGGCTGTAAGCTCCATTGTAAACCTTCCTTCCACCGCCAAGCCAATGTCAAGGAGCAAAGTTTGTAAATCATTGTTATTTATTAATAAAGACAATGAACAACGCGAACCAATGATAGGAGTAAATCTTTCCTGTCCTTGTGAGCTTTCACTATCGTACTGGATGCCTAATGACAAAGTATCAAATGTTTTCACAGTACCAGAGAAAGCACTATCTTTTATAGATACAGTAATCTTTCTACTTTTCTCGTTATATACTGTCGTTGAAAACCTTATTGCCATTATTGAACTCTACTTAATCCCTTATGAGACCTGTTTAACAATATAATCAAATCATTTCCGCTTATCCTTGTTTCCAGGCTACCACCTACTCCCATATCTCCCATCATTGATTTTAACTTTGATAAAGGTGCAATTACTTCTGGATCAACACGACTATTTTTGTTATCTCCTACCGTTGCAAGAGTAGGCCCAAATGCCAAGCCGCCTTCGGCAAGTTTTGGAGTAGCTATTCCATTTTTAATTGCAGTGCCTATTGCAACTAATGCAATACCTGCGGCAATCGCAAGAGGAGCCTGTGCCAAGGTAAGAGCCTTTTTAATAGCTAATGCAGTAATACCTGCTTGAATAGCCATTTTACCAAATGATATAATTGCTTCAGCTAATGGCACAAGTAAGTTTTTTACTCCAAAACCTGCACCAGTTAAAGCATTGCCTAATTGTTCACCAAATCCAACTGCTAAATCGTTTAACGCTCCATTTAAAATATTTGTAAAAGCATCTGATAAATCTATAATCTTATCTTGTAATTTTGCCGCAGCTTCTTCAGCTGCTGTAAATGGTTCGGCAAAAGCAGGAGCATTAGTTTTCATTGCAAGCCCAAAAACAGCTACATCAATAGCTGCTTGTTTCATTCCTCTTGATGTTGCATCTAATCCTTTATTTGTAAAACCTAATTGCTCTTGTATTTTAGGCCCAAGTTCAGTTAATACTGCTTTATCTAAATCTTCTTTTGCTTTTGATATTTCAGTTAACGTTTTGTAACCATCAAAGTTAAATAAACTTTTATCTATTTTAACTGCTCCTCCTGTACCACCACCAGTATCAGTTTTAGTTTTATCTATAATTGTTTCATCTGTTGTACCAGTTTTGGGTTTAGCTAAAAATAAACCTTTTAATTTGCCAGATAAACTATCAACTGTTTCTCCTATACTTTTAAATTCTTTTTGTACTACCTTTTGCTCTGCTGTGTAAGACGTAAGCCCACTAACGTCAAATAATTTTACACCAAATGATTTTTGTAGCTTATCAATAGCCATCATAAAATCAGCTACTCCCTTGTTTGCACTGTTTTTAATGTTTATCCAAATATTTGTAAACCTACTTGCAAATGCCTCCCAGTTATCATAAACATACAAAGCAACTGCACCAATAGCAGCAATAGCTAAAGTAATACCAAGTATAGCAGGATTAGCAAGAATAGTTGTAAATGCTTTAATAATAGTACCTTTTAGTTTTCCAAAGGTTTCAATAATCATTTTGGTAGTACCTGCTAATGCACCAAAAGTAGTAATCATTTTACCTACTATAAAAATTGCAGGACCAATAGCTGCTACAATTAAGCCAGCATATACAATAAATCCTTGTGTCTCTGGATTTAATTTTTTAAAACCTTGTACTAAATAATTTATTTTATCTGATAACGCTATAAAAATTCCTTCTACATTTAAACTTGTATTTATTACTTTACCAAGTTCTGCAAGTGATGCTGTAATAT